ATCTGCCCTAGCTTGGATAGTCTTTACGAGCTCTACATCATCAAGCATTTCTACCATTGTTTCATATAATGCAGCTGGAATGCAGTAAAAGACTGGTTGATTACGATTTAATATTGCTAACGGCTTACCATTGGCACCTTGTACAGTAGCCATAGGATTAGACTTAAGCTCAGAAATACTTGCAACGATTTCTGAACATATAGCATGACTCATTTTCATACCCTTAAATTAGTTAATAGACCTAATAATAGCACTTTTAAAAGACCCGTTCAATAAAATTAATATCCCCAGCCGCATTTAACAATGCGTTGACATTATTAATTCTATTTATTATAATATTAACTATTAAAAGTTTTGCCATAACTATAAGGGTGTCCTCGAGTTAAGCTTTGTCTCTGCAAAAAGCTAAAAGCCGCATGTAAAGCGGGAAGCTAAAAACTTCATGGGTCAGTCTAGCCTTCAATAGATAATTTTCCAGAAAAATACTTTTTAACAATTATATTTAAGGTAATAAATATGTCTTATGGCGTAAATAGTCCGTTTGGACTAAGGCCTTACGGTCATCAAATTAGTGGCGTTGATGATATAAAGGTAAATAGTAACTATACAATAAGTGGGAATAGCCTATCCCTGAACAAGGGCGATCCCGTAATCTATACTCCGCAAGGCGCTCAATATGCCGTTGCGGCGGGCGGTTACCGAGGTCAACAATCCGAAATCATGTTATATAATCCTGTCGCTACGTTACAAGCGGGAGGCACACCGACAACCGTAATACCTCAAAACGGTGTTGCAGGCCAGCCTATCGTGGGCGTTTTTCAAGGATGCGAGTACTACACGCCGAACGGTACTTATGTTGCTCAAGAATATTGGCAAGCAGGTACAGCAACAAACGGTAAGCCTGTTATTGCTACTATTATTGATGATCCTTATGTTATTTGGGATATTCAATTAGGTACGTATGCCGGTGCACCTTTTGCTGCACTTACACAATTTTATCTTTTACCATGTTTGCAAATTCAAAATGCACAATGGCCTTTAACTGGTGGAGCCAATAATAACCCACAAATAGGAGCAAGCTGTGTTATAGGTAGCAATTTAACTTTAATGACAGGTAATAACGTTGCTGGTGTTGTCGGAGCAGGCAATAGTGCTACTTTAGCAGGCGTTACAAAATGGAACGGAACTGCTGCTGTTGCAGCTGGTTACCTTGATAATCCGCTTATAGCTAATCAAGGTTTGACTAATGGTAATCCTTGGGGAGTTTCTACATTTTATGCTTGCCCTTCTATAGCCGTTACTTCTGCAAACCCATCCGTAACAAACGGTGCAAACGAATATTCAAGAACAACTGCATTAAGCGGTGATCTTAGGGTATTAGGATTTACTCCTGATCCACGTAATATTCCTGCAACTTATGGATACCCAGCTACCGGTGTGGCAGGCAACTATTTTAATACGCCTTTCCTAAATGTGTTAGTAACTATTAATAAGCATGCTAACAGACAAGGAAATAGTGGCGTAACTGTAGCGTAATAAAAATATAAATAAAATATAGGTAAGATAAAATGGCAATAAATACCGCATCGATTTACCCGTTGCTAAGACCGGGTGTTAAGGCAGTCATAGGTAACTATGACACTTACCCAGATCAATGGAAATCAGTGTTTACAACTCATACTTCAGATAAGAAAATGGAATTTGAAGCTGAGTTTAAATCACTTGGCATGGCTCAAGTAAAAGCTGAAGGAACATCAGTTGCTCAAGATACAATGAGTGTTAGATACCAAACTACGTATTTACACACGACATACGGTCTTTCATTTAGCATAACTGAAGAAGCAATGAGGGATGATCTGTATAAAACAGAGTTTCCTCAACATTTAATCGCTCTTAGAAATTCACTCAGAGCTGCAAAATCACAAGCTGCTGCTAACGTATTTAACTTAGGAGCTACCACTCAGTTAACATCTGATGGTGTTCCATTCTTTTCCAATTTACATCCATTAGATAACGGCACAGATGTTTCTAATTTGAGTAACGTTGCTCTTAGTGAAGTTGGAATTCAGAATGCTATTATAGGTATTCAACAATTCAAACAATTAAGTGGTATTCTAACTAATACCATGCCTAAGAAATTATTAGTAGGTCCAGCTAATCAGTTTGCTGCAAGTATTATTCTAGGGTCTCAATATAGAACTTCTGTAAATAGTGCTGGCAACAACGCTTATGCAGGTGTTAACGATATCAACGCTATCTATAATGACAGTTATTTACCAGGTGGTTATACAGTCAATAACTATATAACATCACCTACGTTTTCAGCAATCATTACCGATGCTGAAAGAGGGTTAATCCATTATGAACGCGATAAGTTAGAGCCTTGGAGCTGGATGGACAACACTACCAGGGATATGTGGTTTGCTGCAAAAGAGAGGTACTCTTTTGGGGTGACTAACTGGCGTTGTGCATATTGTATTTCAGTATAGAGGTACAAATGGCAAGTCATAGCAGAGCTCTAGCAAATATTCTTTTAAAAGGCACTTCTAAAAAAGTGCCTGAGAAGGTAGAAATTAAAAAAGAATCAAGTAAACCTAAGAATAAGAAATAAATGAGTGTTTTTAGACAAGCAGCAAGTATTCCTACAGCAGCATCTAGTGTTGCCAATATCGCTACTGGAAAATTACCAGTTGTAGGTAACAAAATAGTATTAAATGGACCTATGGTCTCTGTAACAGGGCAAGTCTCGTTTATTAATAACGGGTATGCTTCGGGTATAAGTATTACTAGTGCTGCGAATATAAGCACTGCTACTTTTACAATAAATGGGATTTATAATGGAACTTTAATTACAGAGAATATAGCTGGTCCAAATAATGCCATAGTTTATACTAATAATCTATTCCATACAATTATTAGTATAACTGTTGCGGGACTTGGTATTGGTGCGTTTACTATTGGCTCAAATTACAATGTAGCAGTAATGTTAATGGGGGATAATCCAGTTGCGGCGAAATTACCTAAAAGTAATTCATATAATATACTACTTAATTCTAGAACAGCGTTAGCAAACTGGGCTGCTGGCAGTGCAGTAATATATGGAGTAGCTAATAAAGCTCCTACCTCATTACAAGTTAATGCACTTACTTATATACCTACATATAATAATTTAGTGCCGTTATTTGGGGCAACTGCTGTCATAACTCAAGCCCAATTAAATGCAGGGGTTATTACTCAAACAACATATCCTTTTGCTGCTGTAATGGTTTATTTATCGGCTGGGATTAATACAACTCCTACATTCATTGAAATTACGCAGAGTTAATCATGGTTAATTGGATTGTAAATGCTACAAAAAATAAAGGTGCACTGCGTAAAGCACTAGGAATTAAAGAAGGCAACAAAATATCTAATACTAAACTAGATAAAGCCACTCATTCTAAGAGTCCAAAAATTCGTAAAGAAGCTAACTTAGCAAAAACATTGAGAAGTTTTAAGACTAGAGGTAAATAATGCCTTTAACGACATCTAATAGTTACAATTTTCAAGCATTAGAAAATGATGAACTGATTACCGAATGTTTTGAAAGGATTGGTATATCAGCTGAACAATTAGTTCCTGTAAAACTAAATTCGGCAAGAAGAAGTTTAAATCTTTTGTTACTTGATTGGATAAGTAAGTCTGTAAATTTATGGACACTAAATACTGCTTATTTATCGCTAAATACAGGGCAATCTCAATATTTAATGAACTCTACAATTACAGATATTCTTCAAGTTAATTTACGTCAATTTACAAGACAATTAAATGGAACACCCCAGTCTAATAATAATAACTATGATGGTTTAGGAGGAGGTGACCCTCTATTACCTTTTGAAGATGTATTAAATGCCGGTTGTCAGCAGGATGTTGTAAATGGGAACATATCGTATGATTATGGTGTTAATGGAGCTAATACACAAATAAATTTTGTAGGTATAAGTTCTAACACTGAAACTTTATATAGCTTAGTCTTTGAAAGTTCAAGTGATACTGTTACTTGGATAAATATATTAACTATTCCTCCGCAAACATTTACAACTGATGTTGTAGTTTGGTTTGATGTAATAACTCCTGTTACAGCTAGATATTATAGAATTAGAGAAACTGGCGGTGCAACTTTAAGTATTCAAAAAATTTATTTTACCAATAAGGTAACCGATTTAAAATTGAGTTCTGTAAGTAGGGATACTTATTTATCATTTTCTCAAAAATTTATCCAAGGCAGGCCTAGTTGTTATTATTTTGATAAACAAATTACCCCGATATTGAATGTGTGGTATCCGCCGACACAGAATTACAAAGTTCTTCAATATTCTTACATCAATATAATGCAAGATGCCGGAGGGTTTTATAATATTGCAGACATACCTTCACGAATGCTTCCTGCTCTTACTTGGGGATTAAGTTGGATGCTAGCTATAAAATATAACCCGCCACTCGCTGCTGATATGAAAAATGAGTATGAGCAAGCATTTAGCCTTGCAACTGCTAATGATAGTGAGAATGTTAATTTAGCGATAAACTACGATATAGGTACTTATTATGAGAACTGAAAAACGCAGGTATCAATGTGATCGTTCAGGT